ATATTTTGGATATTTTAGATAATTTAACTCACATAAATAAAAATGATTTAAAACATGATGAATTCATTGTTAATTCAATTCGTATTGCATCTGCACTAATAAATAAAACACCTTTTATGTGGGACGAATTAACAAACAAAGATAAAAAAGTTACTGATAAAATACTTGAAAGAAACATGGTAATTGGGGGCAAAGTAACTATAAGAAAGAAGTTATTAACAGATTTAAATGATGGGAATAAATTAATCGAAGAAAAGAAATGGACACAATTAATCAAATGTAACTAGTAGTAATCAAAATATAAATGTATTGACAAATGTACATTTTTATGATATAATTAAAGTATTTCTATTAAATTTTAGGAGGATAACTATATGAGTGATGTTGCTCTACAAAAAGGTAAAGCTTTTTTTACCTTAGTTGGTAAACCACGCATTACAGATTTAACATTCAAGATTGATGAAGTATCTGCTTCAGGTTATACGTACTCACGCTTCAATCTAGGTGTAGAAACTGCCCCAGGTAATATTGTATATGGTGATTGTATGGGTGGCTATAACCCTACGTCAGGTACAGTTATTTACGTATGTGCTAAAGATGATTTCAAAGATAAATTTGAAATTGATTGGGATGACAGATTTAATGAAAAAATCTTAGCTAATGTAAATGATTTCAAATTTGTAAAGGTTGGTCTTGAAACTTATGATGATAATGGTACATCTAAAACATTGTATAAAAGATTTTTAAGTTGGTATGATGCTATACCTTACATTAAAGAACATTTGAGTCCTGAATCAGTTGTGGTAGTAAATGGTAATTTAAAATATTCAATCTACAATGATAAATTACAAATTAAAAAAGACATTTCAAGTATTTATTTATCTAATAAAACTGAACTAAAAGATATGAAAGCTACTTTTGTTCAATCTATTTTAATTGATAAACAATCATTATACAAAGATAAAGAAAACAATGAATACCTTCTTACAGGGAGAGTTATTGATTACTTGAAAAAACTTGGTAGCAAAGAAATTAAGAAAAATGTACCATATGTTATGAATTATATTATTGAAGGTGCAGACACAGAAAAGACTTCAAAAATGCTTTCAAAATTCTTTAAAGTTAAAAAAGGAATTACTGAAATTGCAGTAGAAGGAAATATTATTGAAGGAACTAATGTAAAAGAAGTAACAGAAGATGATATTTCTGATGAAATGAAAGAATTAATAGAAATAGGTCTTTATGACAAAGATGAAATTATTGGTAAATTAGCTGTACGTGGAGAACGTATCTCTAAACTCATTATAACACGTCCTTATATTTTAAAGACAATTAAAGATGATGGCAGTGCTAATATACAAGTATTTATAACTCCAGAAAAATATATACATGAAGATTTAGATTTTGATTTTGAAGATACTGAAGCTGAAGATGAAACTGAATCTACAGAAGATAAAACTGAAACAACAGAAACTAATACAGAAGCTAAGACAGAAGAAAAAAAAGCTAATGATGATTCTTGGCTTAATGATTTATAAGAATTAAAATATAAATTTATACTAATAACATACAAATAAATTTCTTTTATACAAATAACAATTTTTTGGAGGATATTATATTGGGATTATTTAAATTAGCAGAAGAAACAAAATCAGGATTAAAGATTCTATGTTTTGGTGCATCAGGTTCAGGCAAAACATTATTCTCTCTTTCCTTCCCTGTATCAGCAGCAATTGATACTGAGGATGGAATGGGACACTATAGAAACAAAGATAAATATCCAAATTTAAAGTACATTTTTAACACAACGTCAGCAGAACAAGTGGAAGAAGCATTAGAAGAAATAGAAGATAACCATTTAGACGATATTAAAAGCTTTATCATTGATTCAGAAACTAAAATTTATGAAAACTTACAGTTAAGTGGATTGAATGTTGCTGAAAAACGAGCAAGACTAAAAGCACAATCAGTTGATGATGCAAGTATGTCTCAAAGAGAATGGGGTAAATTGAAGCTTATCTCAAAACGCATTCAGGCAACAAAAATAATGCTTGCTTCAAGAGGTATGAATATTATATCTATTGCTCAACAAAAAGATGTAAAAGAAAAAAAGGGAGAAAATTGGATTACAGTTGGTTATGCTCCTGATGCAGCTAAAGCATTTGAATATGATTACGATATTGTAATTAGACTTTATACCACTACAGATAAAAAAGTAGATGAATATAAAGGAGTTATTATTAAAGACAGAACTCAAACATATAAAAAAGGTGATATTATTGATAATCCTTCTTTTGATAACTGGAAACATATATATGACTATAAAACAGGTTTAAAAGAAGATGTTATAAATTTCACTAAAGATGTTGAAATTGATGAAAATAAAATGCATAGTGAATTAGAAAAAATGGAAACTCTTATTAAAGAATTTAAAACACATATGAAAGTTTTAACAAAAGAGAACCAAATGAAAGCACAAAAGAAATTAGCAGAATTACATATTGATAATCCTCTTAAAACTGATGATATAGAAGGAATGAAAAAAGTAATTGAATTTTTAAAAGCACTTATGTAACTAATAAAGGGTTATACCAAACAGTATAACCCTATAGTCTTAGGAGGTTGTATGCGTAAAGCTGTTAAAACTGTTAAAACTGTTAAAAAAATTAGAGAATATAAATGTTTTAATTGTAAATCAATAATTACTGAATTCCAAACATTTAAAACACATAAATATTGTTCACCTTGTTATGATGAAAAATTAATACTTAATGAACGATATTTAGAGTTTGATGAATTATATCAGTATGTAAGAGGTACAGTTATGGGTTATACAAAAGATATGGCTTTAACATCTTCCATGGCAATGAAATTAAAAGGTTTAACTACTTCACAGAGTTATTATAAAAATAGTGAAAAAGAATATAGCAATTATACATTTAAAGATATTTTACTTACTTATAAAGCTAAAAGTATTGAAATTACCATTGCATCTAATTCAATAAGTTTTCGTAATGAAATGCATAAGTTTAATTATATGCTAAAAATCGTATCATCAAGCATAAATGATATTATTTTAAGATTACAAAAAAAACAATTACTAAAAGAAAAAACTGATGATTTACAAATTGATGAAGTAATAGGTACTTCTACTTATAAATCTAAACATAAAGATTCAAAAGTACAATCAATTTGTAAAGATTTATGGTAGGGAAGTGATATTATGGATGTAGTTAAAGAAATTAATAAATCAAAATTAGCTTGTGAAGCAAATATAGTATCATGTTTTTATAAGAACCCTGAATTACTTTATGAATACGAAACGTTAAAAGTAGATGATTTTACTTATAACCATTGGAAAGTTTATTTTGTTATAGCTTATGAAAATGTTATTAGATATAAGAAACCTCATTTAGATGAATTAACCGTTGGTTTCTATTTAGAAAAACATTCAAAAATTAAAGCAAAATATGAAGAATATGGTGGCTGGAAAACAATCAATACAGCTAAAGAATATATTAACATAAGTAATCTTGATGGATGGGTTTTGGAATTACAAAAATGGAATACTCTTTTAAATTTACATAATAAAGGGTTTTCAATTAGTAAAAATTTTAAAATGTTAAGTGATATGTTATTAGAAGAAATATATAAGTATTATGAAGCACATTTAAATGATATATTTATAAATTGTGATAAACGTATATCTAGTTATAATCTTTGTGATAATATCAACGAAACAATAGATGAATGTAATCACGGTTTAGAGATAGGTTTACCAATTCAAAGTCCAATACTCAATGAAGTTGTTAATGGATGTATGTTGGGCAATATTACGCTATTAGGGGCAACCTCTGGTATGGGTAAAACTACTTTAACAATAGAATTATTATTACCTACTATTTTAGAACATAATGAAAAATGTGTCATGGTTATTAATGAACAAGATGAAAAAAAATTAAGAAAAGAAATGATTGCATGGACAATTAATAATATATTTAAAACACCTTTTAACAAGACAAGATTAAGACAAGGTAATTTTACAAAAGAAGAAATGATTTTGTTAAGACAAGCTGCGGAATGGTTATTAGATAAAAAAGATAAAAAAAATATTATTATAATACCTTTGCAAACTTATAATATTAAAATAATGAAAAAGATTATAAGTAAATATAGTGCTTTAGGTGTTAATTATTTTATTTTAGATACATTTAAAGTGGGAGATGATACTCCTATTCAATATATGTGGCAAAATCTTATGCAAGATATGCGAAGGTTATATGATATTGTAAAACCTTCTAATAAGAATTTACATCTATGGTGTACTTTACAACTAAGAAAAGATAAATTTTCTTCACGTTATCTTACTGTAGAACATATAGGTCAATCTAAATCAGTTGTTGATGTAGCTAGTACAGTATTACTATTAAGAGCTGTAAGAGATGATGAGAAAACGGGTGGTAAAAATGAATTAGCTGTCTGGGTAACAGCAGGAGTTAATAATAAATCAAAAATACCACAAACATTACATAACAAGAAACATTATTGTATAATTTTTCCTGAAAAAAATCGAGAAGGACAATCTGGACAATTTCAAATTGTAGCAGAATTTGATTTAGCTAGAAATGTATATAAGGAAGTAGGATGTACTATAGTTCCAGAAGATTATTAAAAGGGGTGCGTTTATGGATGCTTGTGCGTTAAAAGAATATATAATAACTAATAATTATGTCAGTGATATCTTGAATAATCTTAATTGCCACAATATAAGAGAATATTCACAAGATATAAGAGCAGGATTACCTACTAAATGTAATACAACTTCAATATCAATTAATAAAGGTTCTTTAAAAACAAAGGTTTATACTTCAGATAAAAATATCAGTGGAGATATTTTTACTTTAACAATGAATTTGAAACAATTTACTTTTTCAGAAACTTTAAAATATCTTCATAATGTTTTTAATCTACCATTTACAAAGTTTATTAAAAAAGATAGTAAACTTGACCCTTT